TAATACCTTTGAAGTTGTTTAAGTATTCGGTTCTTTTGGGGTCTACATTGATTAACAGCACATCAGGTGTGATATAAGAGTCTTTAATTTTAATAAAATACTCACCGTCAGATGTAATACCTAAATCATTTAAAAACCCGTTAACATATTCCTCACTTATATTAGAATCTAAAAGAGCACGTTTTAAACCATCTTTTGTCACTGAATCCGAATGTCCGAACTTTACATCAGGGACAGATTTAGTAGCCTCGTACTTTTTTAAATAATGGTCTAACACATTTTCATACTTTCTTGGTTCCTTACCGGATTCGTTCCTATCCTTAATATTTTGTAATAAAACATGAATAGGAGCATGTAATAATATATTCTTCACATTAGGAATATATTTTAAAATACCATTACCTATATCATCAAATATAACTCTCTTCCAAGGACCCTTTTTATATTCTTGTGCCATATACCAATTCCTTGCATCAGTACCTTCAATATATTCATCTTCATAAGGGTTTTCCGGAACAGATTCACCGGCCTTTCTATATAACCCAGACACAATACCGGAATCATTATCTTTAGCCCAATCTCTAATATTGGGATGGTCAAAGTTTAACCTTCTTTCTTCACCTTTACCGTCTATTGCATCATCACTGAAATGGTCACTATCTATTACAACCCATTGATTAGGGTCTTTCGACTCATAAAAGGGAACGGCATTTAATAATTTAGCCGTCATAGACTTTCCCGCAGATGATGTACCATCTATTAATACCGCTATTTTATTATCGGTTTTTTCATTTAAAATATTCATTAGAGATTTTAACCTACTAATTTCTTTAATAAGTGTTTTTTTCATATACTATAAATATATAGTACTTTACCTAAACAAATATAGTTCACATACAAATAAAAAAAGGTCCCCAATAATGAGGACCTTTTAAGGTTATCTATTTTAAAGTTTTGATTATCTCAATTCTTTTAAATCGAATGTTCTAACACCATCTACAGTAATTCTTCCGTAAAAGCGGTTATTTACCATCTTCTTCGCGTATCTCGTCATAATTCCTTTAATCGGAGTGAAGTTGAATGGATTGTACATTGTAGGTGTCAATTGTAGTGGTACGTAAGGTGCGTAAATGTACCCCGTATCTAACAATGATGTTCCTTTATGTCCAATCAACACTTGATTCGCTGGGAAGTAAGGGTCACGGTACACTTGGTAACGTCCTGCAAGAGTTCCCACTCTTTCAATACCCATGTTATATTGGTCTTGCTCAGGAGACGCGTTAGATACGTGGAAGTATTCTAAATCGTCAAATATAGCTGAAACTTCAGAAGAAACAACAATCCAGTTAGCTCCACCTCTCAAAGTTGATTTGTGAATTTGTGCTGACAATTGGTTAATTGCTGTAATCAAAGTTTGGTTCCAATCTTTCTGAGTGTATGATGTTGTTTGAGAAATTCTTCTCCATCCATTGTAATCCCATCTTAGGTTCCATGCTGCACCTTTTCTAAGGTCTCTCAAGATTTCTCTATCGATTTCAGCCGCAACTTGTTCAGATAATAAAGCTGTTAATTCAGCTTCAGCATCGATGTTATGGAACGCCGCGACATCTTGAGCTAACTCAGGAGACCACTGTGCTCTTAGTTTTCTTTCAGTAACAGATACTGTAACAGAATCCAAGTCGAAAGAAACTTCACCGATTTTATCTTCAAATTCTAATTCTTCGTAACGTCTGAATACAGCCGTGAAAGAACCTGCAGTTGCTCCACTATTGATAGTCGCTCCTGTGTACCCATCTAAAGATGTAGAATCACAATCAGCACATACCGGACAAGATAAATCAACTTCTAAGTAGATACATCCGTCAGCGTCACAAACGTTCTTGAAAGAACCTCCGTTACCTGTAGATGCCCAACTTGTAGTAGTTGTATTACCGTAGTTTACGATACCTTTACCATATTGTTGAGTTACAACTCTGAATAACAATGAACCTGTAGAAATTTCACAAGGTGTTGTTGATGCAGATAAACCAGCCGCTTTAATGATATGTAAATCAGCTAAGAAAGCTTCAGTATCCATTTCATTTCCATCAGGACCGATTAATTTTCCTGCTCCTGTATCAGCGAATCCACACATTTTAATGATTACTTTTCTTGTGTTTCCTGCTGGAATAACTCCTGCTGCCGCAGTGTTTCCTGAAATTACAGAATCAACTAAAGCCCCATTTGACCATGATTGGATTTTTGTATCAGATGTGATAGCCGACCAACGTCCTTTAGAGTAGTCGAATAAACCTGCTGGGTCAAGACCCGGTTCGTTACCTTCGTAAAATAAATCATAAAGGTTTTTAGAGTAAGCTCCTGCTCCTGTATAACCTGCTTCAGGGTCACCTGGGTAATTACCCGGAGAACCTACAGGTGCGTAATGGTCACCTGATTGTGTAGCAGTTCCACCTGAGTACCCTTGAATTTTAGGTACGAAGTAAAACAATTTACCAATCGGTAAGTTCATAGCTTGTACTGATACGATATCATTAGCTAATAATTTAGAGAATACACGTCTAACTATTGGAAATACAACAGTTTCGAATGCTCCCGCTGAACCTGCGTCAGCAGCTTCATTGATTAGGTGAGACGCTTGATTCTCATATAACTGAGCTACGTTCTCTTTTAAGTGTCCTTTAAGACCTTCTAGGAATCCTAATTTATCCCATTTGTTAATTGTGTCTTCTTTGATAACTTTAAGGTGTTTTAACCCAATGTTACCAACAAGACCTGATTCTAATAATGCTCCCATTTTTTTGGTTTTTTATTTTAAATTTATTTATTTATTTATTATAATTTTGACATTAAATCTTTCATTCTCAAGAACTGTGGATTTTCGTAAGTCTTAGATTCAATCAAATTTTGTGATGAACCTGTAGAAAGATTCTTGTCGATAGTTTTACCGATAGATTCATTCATTGTCTTTGAACTTCCGTTGTTCGATGATAATTCATTTTTAATAGTCTTATAAAGTCCTTTAGATTCTTTAATAGTTTCAACATTATCAAATCTTCTTAAAATGTTAATTTTTTCACTTTTAGAAGTAGAGTGTTCTGTGAACAATCTTGTTGAGTATGCTAAATTGGAATTAAATACAGCCACTTCATTTAATTTATTTCTAAATACATTAAGTGCTTTTCTATATTCCTCATTCTTTTCTCTAAGAACTTGTAATTCTTTGGTATTGGTGTTTTCAACTCTAATGTTTCTTGGTGCCGCTTTTGGTTTATTTAAACCTTTACGTCCCCAATATTTACCACTACCAAGCGTCCTTGACGCCTCTTTTGTTTCTTCTTTACCAACTGATTTAGTTTCGAAATCTGCGTCATCTCTACGTTTCTTAGATTTACCTTTTTTAGTACCTTGGAAATTTTTCGTTGAAATCTCTCCGTCTTCCATACCTAAACGTTCATCTTCGAGGTCGTCATATCCTTGACCTTCTTTGAATTCGAATTTTGGTTTACCTGTTCCCTTTTTTGGGTTAACCTTTTTCATTTTAGTATTAAACCCTTTACTGTTAGGTTTAGTGTCATACTTAAATGATGGTTTAGACTCTTCTAATGTTTCTTCCAAGTCAACTTCGATAAACTCATCTTCTTCTTCTTCGTCGAATTCGATTTCATACATAATTTGTTCAGCGTCAATATCATCTTCTTCATACACTTCATCAATGTCATCCATTTCTTCAATGTCTTCAGATTCGTTATCTTCACCGTATGATGATTCAAAAACTCTTGAAACTATATCTTCAATAGATTCTTCATCAAACGATTCATCATCCATATCTTCTTCGTGAATTTCTTCATCACCTTCCGATACTTCAATATCCTCGTCAAAATCTAAATCTTCTTCCAATTCAATATCAAATTCTTCTTCACCTTCACCAACAATCATATATTCTTTTTCTTCGTCCTTTAAATTAATATTACCTGCGTCATCTTGTGTTACCACAATATTGTCTTCAGGTCCCATCAAACTAAAAACACGTAGAATTTCATCTTCGTCGTCAATATCGGTTAAGTCGATAGTCTCCTCATCTTCATCATCCATATCCATATCAATACCTAAACCTAGGTCGTCAATGTCTAAAGATAATTCTTTTTCGAATTCTTCGTTATCGTCATCTCCCTCAGAATCTTCAGAACCTTCGTCCTCTAATTCTTCAGTGTCAAACTCCATTTCAATCTCATCATCCTCTTCGGTTAGAGATTCTTTTACTAAATCGCTGATTTCTTCCTTCATAGTTGAACGAAGTATTCCTTTTGCATTTTCGGCTAATACGTCCTCTAATCCCTTGATTTGAGTGATAGCGTCTTCTACTAATGATTTTTCTTTTGCCATTTGTTGTTTTTATTTTATTATAAATATACAGGTTTGTTAAAAAAAACCGTTTAACGTGTTTTTAATAAACATAAATCCTTATACCAACATAAATATGGCGTAAACGCATAAAAAAAGTGTGATTCATAAAAAACCACACTTTTTATTTTTTTATCGAATAAAATTTACTCGATTACCTCATCAATTTTACTTTCAACAATAGCAGTAATTCTCCATTCCATACTATAAGCCTCAAATACTTTGGTCACTTTCGCCTCAACATCTGTAGGTGTATATCCATGTACTAATTTCTCTTCTCTTAATTTTTTTACTTTTCCTGTTTCAGTGTCAACTGAATCTAACGTTACTTTCGCAACAAAATACTTTTCTTCCATTTTTTTTAATTTTAATTATTTAATTTTTATTTACCTAAATAATCGTCTAATTTTTTCATTAAGTCAAGCGATTTATTACCTGTCTCACCAACTTCACGTTCAACTTTAATTTTATTCTCTTCTTCTAAGTTTTCATCGTACTTATCTTTATCTTCAGGATTTAAGAAAAGATATGCTCCCGGTGTGGATGGTGAAGATACTAAATCAAAACAGATTAATTCAAAATCGTCTTGGACTTCGTTTTGTTCACCCACTTTTTTAAGTGACCCAACTCCTCTTGATGATATTCCTAATGTAACACCCTGTCTAAGATAGTTAGCCGCCATATCTCCTTTAGTCGATACAATACCTCTTTCATGAAAACCCGGAGATGTTAATAATTTTATTTTACCCATTAAAACGTTATCTTCCCACCATACTTCACTGATTGAATGTGAAACTCTATCTAAATCAATTAAAGATGATTCGGGGTGATTTAACTCTGAAAGAGCGATTCCCTTGTCTATCATTTTCTTATAACTTTCAGCTTCCCTCTTTAGTATTTTTTCAGGGTATGTCCTACCATTTCTATTTGGTGTATTATATTTTTGTAGTACGGCATAAAACTCAAAAGGTTTGGTGTGGTCTAACATCTGTGTCGATTCTTTCAACATTAAACTGTTTCTTTCCTCGTTAGGTGATATGTGACCGGCATCCATCTCAATTAATATACCCGTACCTACTTCATTTTCTTTTAAAATTCTTAAACTCATTATGTTAGTTTTACTTAATAAATATTAACTAATATGCGTTTCTGTTAAAAGTTTTTCATTATTAGATAATTTTGTTAGGTTAAATTCAAAATATTTATTATCGTTGAATTCATATATAAATATATTATTAACTATTTCTTTTAAACTTTCTTTTATTTTTCTACTTTTAAAATCTAAACTGTCATCATTTAAAAACAGTGTTATTTCTAAACTTAGAAATGATTTTTTACCTTTTACGAGTCCACTATGTCTTAAATCAAAGTCGACAATAAAGTTACTTTTAAAAACTTTTTCATTTACAGTATCTAAAATCAAATGTTTTATTCTTCTACTCATATTGAGAACAATACGTTCCCAATTATCATTATTTTCTTTTGGGTTAACCCAAGTGTGTAGACTCAAATATAAAGATTTTAAATCTATTGAATCCACTGTACCATATAGTACTTTAGCTCTATTGTAACCGTTTATTTTTGACGTTTTTCCTTTTTTCATTCATTTAAAATATGTTTTTGTTTATTTTTAATAATGATAAGTATATTTATGGTTATAGTCAAAATATAAAAATAATATGATTAGTAAGTTTATATGTTAATAATAAAAGTAGATAGAAAGAAAGGGATTGAAAATGCGCTCAAACAATATAAGAGCAAATTAATCAAAACTAGACAAAATAAAGAATTATATAAACGTAAGGAATTTATTAAGAAATCTCAAGTTAGACGAAAAGAATTAGATAAGGCTAAATACGTCGAGAAAAAATTTAAGTCGGATAATAATTAATCCCAAAACCAATCTACCTTATTAAAGTAGTGACCCGGACCCGGGAATTCTCTAAATATCATAATACCGTTTTCAGTAAGTTTCTTTATATATTTAAATAATTCTTCCTCAAAGTTCTCATCGTAACTAAGTTTACTGTGACCTTCCCAAGTAGGGTGAACAAATACGCTATAGTCGAAATTACCATTACCAATATCTCTACCTGTTACAATAATTTCGTTAACATCAGGATACTTACGTTTAACTAACCTATTTAAAAAAATCATTAATAGCCTGTCAATACCGACGTCGTTCATATTTATAAGTTTTCATTTAATTTGGTTAACTTATAATAACCTAATTCTGTAAAAGACTCGGAAGTTAATTTTGTAATAGTTTCTTGAACTCTACTTTTAACGTCATCATTAGTTTCATCACTAATAATTTTATTTAATGATTCAATTGATTTTACTTTTAAAGTGTTAAATTTTTCTTTTAGTACTTTTTTATCCTCGGTTAGAATTGCCATCAATTCTTTCTTGTCACTTTCATTTAATGATTCAATATAATTTTTAGCCGTTTTATTAACTATTTTAACCATAGATTCGAAAGGTACGTTACCGGAATAATTAGATTCCAACACTATTTCTTTTTGTAGATTTTCAGAAATATTTTTTCTACTTTCTATTTTACCTGTAATATTCAGTACGTCGTTAGTAAATAAACTATCCACATCTTCATATATATTTTCTGATTTAGTATTTGATACCCATTTATTTAAACCCACTAAACTTTTATCGTTAATTTTATTTACTGTGTTCTCATATATGGTAATACATTCATTAATATATGAATTCGCCATATCTTTAGACAAACCCTTTTTAGATTTTAACCCGTCATAAAGATAAAATAATTTACTTACATTTTTATTTTCTAAAACATGTTGTTTAAAGTTTTTAATTTCTTTTTTAAACGTTTTAGACTTATATGACTCCATTAAAGTGTCTTCTATTTTAGATTTTAATATACCAAATTTCATAATTTACTGTTTTTTGTTTTATATAAATATTACGATTTCATTAGTTTTCCCAATTCTTTCTCAATTTCCCCTAAAGAATCGTTACCTTTGGATAAATCTATAAATGAATTTGAGCTAGTTATGTCGTCATTTTCTAATAAAATTTTTAAATTATCTCTATTAGCCGATTCCATTGGTATTTCACCACCACCTAAGTCACCACCTAAGTCACCACCTAAGTCATCTCCTACCACACCACCATCCGGTGATGAAGGAGGTTCAACCTCAGTATTAGTAGTGTCTCCGGTTTTAGTACCATACAATTTATCGATATTGTCGAATACCCCACTATGTGTAATAACAGTTGGCGTATTCATTAATTCAGCACCCACAGCTTTTTCAACACGTTGTTGTTGTAAATCTAATTTAATTTCTTCGTCTGAGAACCCTAAAATATTTTTCTTAGCCCAAGATACAGAAACAGGTGCTATTCCTTCAACCGGCATGACCGCATCTTTATATAATAAAACCTTTTCTTTCCAAACATCGATTTTAAGTAAATCAGCTTGTGTTGATGGGTTTGTTAATCCTAATGTAAAGTTAGATAATTCATCTTCAAAACCTAATAAGAATAAATGTACAATCGCAATTTTGTTTAACTCAGCAATCATAGAGTTTTGTATTCTATTAATAGTTCTTGCAAATCTAATATCTTGTAATGAAAGATTTTTACCCTCACCAACTACCTCCTCAAAACCTAAAAAGGCTTTAGGTACTCTCAATGCGGTTAATAACTTTTTTTGTATGTATTCTATATCCGCAATTTCAGCCAAATTAGTTGCTCCGG